CTTCTGCTGCTATGCGGTCAGCCTCTGCTTGTGCTGCTGCTTCTTCTGCAGCAATTCTTTCTTCTTCAGCTTTAGCAGCGGCAGCCTCTGCAGCAATTCTTTCAGCTTCTGCTGCTGCAGCAGCGGCTTCGGCAGCTAATCTGTCGGCCTCTGCTTTTGCTGCAGCTTCAGCAGCTGCTTTATCTCGTGCTGCTGCCTCAGCTGCTGCTTTCTCTGCAGCAATACGTTTTGCTTCTGCTTCTGCTGCTAATTTTTCTGCTGCTTCTTTTTCAAGTCTTGCTTTCTCTGCTGCTGCCAATGCTGCAACTCTGTCTGCTTCTGCTTTTGCAGCCGCTTCTTCTGCCGCAATGCGTGCTGCTTCTGCAGCCGCCGCTTGCTCGGCAGCAATACGTGCAGCCTCTACTGCTGCGGCTTGTTCTGCTGCTACTCGCGCTGCCTCTGCTGCAAGTGCTGCTTGTCTTGCTGCCTCAGCAGTTGCTGCTTCTTCTGCAGCTATGCGGGCTGCCTCTGCTTCAACAGCAAGTTCTTCCGCTGTCTTTCCTATTTTTAATGTAACAACATTTGAGTTTGCAGAATATAAGCGTTCTGTATCGTTGTCTGACCTAATATGAAATGACCACACCGTACCGCTTGGCATTAAACTTTCAAGTAAAGAATGGTTAACTGTTATTGTTGTGTTTAAAGAATCAGGTCCACCAACATTTCCCGTTGCAATTCCCCAGCCATTACATCCAGAACAATTAAAACTTATTGCGTATCTTTCTGGTTGAGTATTACCAGTGTCTGGGGCATCCCAATCTAAAACTGTTGAAGTTGCCCCATCAACTACGGTTAGATTTCTTGGAGCACCTATTGTTTTTACTACTGGTGCTGCTTGTGAAGTAAAAGCTTCTGCTGGAATAACTTGCATTGACCCAGATTGGTCCCATAACAATTGAACCCAAGCACCGCCACCGTTCTCATAGTACATTAACTCTATGGTCTTTGGGACTCCTGCTGTAAATGCTACTGGTGCGCTTGTTGTTCCTCCGCCACCTTTATCAACCCAGTCGCTTGTTATTAAGGCGCCGTCAAGATAAAGCTTAGTTCCATCATCTGCTGTAGCTAAAAATGAGATGTCTTGAGTTGTGTTACTACGAATAGACCCAGTAAATCTTACAATAACGTCTTCGGAAGGGCCCCCTAGTACACTGCCACCACCCCATTGAAAGTTAATGTTGGGTACAGTTGTCGTTACTGTTGCAGTATCTCCTTGAGGTATGTAAGGAGAACCATTCTGACCGAGTACATTATGTACTTGAGCAGTCAATCCTTCTGCTGCACGAGCTTCTGTAGGTATAACAAAAAGCCAACCTAAAGATAATGCAGAAACTAAAAATAAACGAAGTAGTTTCAAGTGTTCCCCTCGGAATACTCATTGCCCTCAAATAACTAATTAAAGCAGAAGTTACATTGGTTTTCTTAGCTTATTAATAATTTGTTTTGAACCAACATCACCTGAAGCGTTAACAGACTCTCCTTGAACACCACGCCCTGCACTTGCCCAAGTAAATATTGATGCACGTGTTTCAGACTTAAAGGTTGATGGTGTAGAAACAAATCTTTGTTCAACACCTTTTCGGTTGTTAACTTTAAGTGGTCTGCGATTTAACTGTGGTTCCATTAGTACCCACCACCACCGCTGTCTCCACCTGCGCCCGCAGAATCTCCGTAACTTCCAGCGGATGTTCCGCCCATTCCACTGTTGTCACTTGCGGAAGCTCCTGAAGAAGGCTCTAAGTTACCTGGAGTGTTAGTTCCTGAAGAAGTTGTCTGTAAAAGATTGCCAGCCATTAATGCACCAGTCATATACGGGTAAGAACCCCACCAGTAACCGTTACCAACAAAGCCGCGTTCTCTGGGACGAGAAAAGCGTTGACGCTGTTGGTCTTCTGCGGTTTCAATTGCTCCGTCAAACTGACGACCTAAGTTGTGATGACTCATACGTTACCTATCTGCATATATAAACAAGCCCTCTGGGTCGTGGACTTGAACTGACTGTTGAACTAATGTGTAGCCTGTCTCTCGTGCGTGATGACCGCAAAAATAAAGTTCTCCAGTTAACAGCGTTGCACGAACCATTGCTCGTGCAGCACATTTGTCACATCGGTCTAATGCCGTTAGCTCTCGTTGTGCGTGGGCTGTATCTATCAATTGCTAAACCCTGGGCTTGGTGGCTTGGCTGCAGTAGCTCCAGCAAACTTATTCTGTGCACTGCTTATCTCCAGAGGCTTTTCTCCTTCAAACTGTTTAGTTTGAGGCATAGCACCTTTGAATTCCTCATTAGATAACATGAGTTTAGTTTACCCCTTTCCCAGAATAAGTACGGGCATAATACGAGAATGGATTCCAAAGAGTTCTTGGAGCGTTACACTTGCGCTCTATGTAGTAAAAGATACGTAGTACCTGATTTAGCACGAATGTGCGAGGAAAAACACTTGGAGAACTCTGATGCCTAAATATGAATACGCTTGCATCCAATGCGATTTAGAGCACGAAAAAGAGCGCAGCATTCACGACGCAGAACCCGAATACTTCTGCAACAAATGTGGCTACGCTCTTCAACGTGTATACACCCCTTTTGGCCTTCAGTTCAAAGGCTCAGGGTTTTACAAAACTGGTGGTTAGTTAGAGTTTTCTTGAACCACTGCTGGTGTTGTTACAAGTCCACCGAACTTTGTAACTTGGTCGGCTGCTTGACGCTCTTCAACCTTTACGTCAGCGACAGTCTTTGCGCCTTTGTCAACAGTTGAGAACGCAGCGTTGATTTCATCAAGGCTAAGCTTTCCATCATCCATAAATGCACGAGCTAACTTCTCCACTACTGAAGCAACAGCTGTTAAACCAGCAACCAACACTGCTTTTCCTATTGGGATACCAGCAACTGCACCAGCACCAATAACTGCCAGACCGCTAGCTGCAAAAACTGCAAGAATGCGCATCAAAACATTTTTTAAAGTTGTCATTAAATTCCTCATCCGTTTTTCTCCTCTGTGCTGTAGTTTATCGTAGGGACGGTATCGTTGTACTCTTCTAGTGCTTCTAGACATACTTTTTGCTCAAGCATTAAGAAGTCTTCAATCTCAGTACGACGAAGAGTAATCTGCTCCTCTGTTTGAGCAACTACTTCTTCAGAGAGTTCATCTCGGTGCTCTTCGTACTGTTCAACCATATAACCCAATACAGACTGCATAGTTGCTGCTTTTAATTGGGATTCTTCCCAACGCTTTTTGATTTCGTTTATTTTCTTCTCTTTAATGAAAGCATCTGCCTCTAGCTGCTTTTCAGCCCGCTTTATTTGAGACTTTGATTGGTAGTGTGTTTGGTCCATGTCCTCACACTATCAGACTATTTGTACTGCTCAACAACTTGGATAGGGCCAGAAGTGTTGACGTCTAGCTTTGCTGCAATCTGGATTGCCTTCTCTGGCTTGGCTCCTGCGTGAATAGCGCCAACAGCGTAGTCAGAACCAGAACCAACGCCATAAATACCATCTGCAGAACGGCAAACCGATAAATCATCGGCAATGTCAAATACTTCTCCAGAAACAGCCATAAGGAAGTTAAACCGACCTTCTCCTGATTTGCCACCTTCTTTACCTTCATTGAAGTCGTAACCATTATCAGTAAGGCATTTACGAAGAGAAGGCATAGCTTTAGTAATCATAAAGTGATAAATATCGTCAGAGTCTTTTAAACTTAGTTTTGGTGGGTTCCACATGTGTTGCACGACGTCGCAAGGTTGAACTTCGCCACTTCCTGCAATTAAAAAAGCCCCACGCTTTGCAATCTTTTTCATATCTGGATGGTTGTAACGACGACCACCCTCACTAGTTACCTGATTATCTGCAGCCATAACACATTTGTCTTTGTATTGAACAGCAACGATAGTTGTCATACTTACCCCCAGATAGAAGAACCCCCCTAGATTACCATCCAGGGGGGCCTTTTGGGGAATGTCTGATTAGAGTAGTTTGACCAATTCAGCCCAAGTCTTCGGTCCAACCACGCCATTTGAGTCAATTAGGTCGTGATTGTCTTGAAAAGCAATAACTGCCTTCTTAGTGGCAGCGCCGTATATGCCGTCTGCACGCAGTCCTAGAGCCTCTTGTACGACCTTGACGCCGTCACCCTTATCGCCTGGCTTAACGGTTCCTGGGAACGCTGGGGCCTCTGATACAGGTACCTCAGCTTTGACCTCGTTGCCCTTGTAGTTAGGGCGGCCCCAACCTACGATAGAGACTAGAACCTTCTTCTTGTTTGGCTTGTACGCACGAACTTGCTCGCATACCTCACCACCATTGCGTTGGTCACCCTTCTTCTTTCCAGAAGTGTTTCCTTCAATAGTTGCTACAACGCCATCGGCAATAATGCCTGCGCAGATACCTACGTGAGAAATTCGGTTGACACCATCTCCTGGGAAATCAAAGTACAGGATATCTCCTGGTTGAGGTGTTTGACCACAGTCTGCTTCAAACCATGTGCCCATCTTTTCAAATGCTGCTGCACCTGCAACTGTAGAGACAGTATTAGGGATTTTAACTTTTGCTTCGTTCGCTACCCACATACAGAAACTTCCACACCAAGGTAAGAAGTTTGCTCTAGCAAACTTGCCGTACTTAGTCTCGTTGTCCTTTGGGCCTTCAATAACGCCGACTTCTTTGCGAGCAATGTCAATCATTGCTTGAGCTGTGCCTAATGCTGCCATTACTTTGCCTTCTTTTCTGGTCGTTTTACAGTTCTAACTACAGGAGGTTGAGCATCTTCTTTCATTTGTTTTTCTTTTTTAAATGCTCGTACTTCTCTTGCTTTTTTGTTACGGACATCTTTTTTAATTTCTGGGCTCTGAATCCGTAGCTTCTGTACGCCCATCTTAGTTGACTTAGCCATTACTTCTTACGTGGGAGAACTCGTTTTACCATCTCTTTCACTCCCGCACGAAGAGTGTCATTTGGCAACTTTGTCTTTGTCCGAGTCTTTTTACTTGAAGTTACTGCAGGTGCGGGAGCACTAGGTGCGGGCTTTGGTGCTTCTTCCTGTCCCCAAACGTCATACTTCTTACCTGCCGACGCTGCTGCACGTGCATCATTTGCAGCTTTGGTTCGTCCTGCAGGTGTTTGCATAAACGCTTCGTGTTCGGCCTTTACGTAGATGTGTTTGCGGGCGTTGTATCCGACGCTCTCTGCCATTGAGTGAGGAATTCCGCCTTCCACCCCTTTGGGATGTCTTTCTTTTAAAATGTTGTATCCGTGACGAATGTCTGTGCGAACAGAGTTTGCATCCCGCGTTCCTCCATGATTATTTAACAACTCTTCGCGACCCCCAGGATGAGAATGAGAAGGAACCTTTGAGTTACCAATAGGGTGCATATTTATGTACGCATCTTCACGCGCTTTGTATCGTGGGTCTTGATAATCCGTATTAACATCGCTAATGCCGTTCTTCATATCTGCAGCGTCGTAACCAACTTTTCTTCCAGCGTGGTCATACGCGCCACCTACTGTAAATCTACCGTTTTCATCGTATGTCATTTTTTTACCTTCTTCTTTCTATGCTTGTTACCTTTACCGATGTTTTCGGAGGCGTCCATTACCTGCAAGTTCTTAGAGCCGTCGTGATGTCTGTTGTTATCTTTGTGGTCAACGTGCTTGCTTTTAGGAAGCTTCTTACCTAATTCTTTTTCCTTCTTATACCGAGCTGCTGTAGTTGATTTAAACGTCTTGGTCTCTGTGTTGTAGATGGTCATCTTCTTGCGACCACCCTTGGACTTATCTTCGTAAGGTCCATAAACTTTTACAGTCATTCGCTCTCCTTATACGCACAGATGCACTTACAGGTGTCTACTGTGCAGACACCTAATTCCATTTCGTGCTCACACTTAACGCAGGTCATTGCCATAGTGTATGGTGTCTCCTATGCCATTTAAGGATAAAGTCCAGCAAAGAGAAGCAGCTCGCAGACATTACTTTAGGAACGCACCTGCTATCAAGGAAAAAACGGCGGAGAATAATCGTCTTATAAGACGGCGTAATAAGGCTTACATAGATGGCGTTAAGGGCACGAATCCTTGCACCGATTGCGGTATCTCGTATCCATCTTACGTGATGCAGTTTGACCACGTCGTTGATGGCAAACGAGGCAACGTGGCTGATATGGCACGCTCTGGATTCTCCATTGAGAACCTTCAGTCTGAGATAGACAAGTGCGAACTCGTGTGCGCAAACTGCCACGCTGAGCGCACGCACGGATTCAAAGACGAGTTAGAGGAAGACTTTCCTAACGAGGCTTGAACGCCGACCCGTTAATTTTCCTTGCAACCTTCATTTGGCGCCTATCCATCTCAGATGTGCCACCCCAGAACCCTAGAGTCCTGTACTTAACGGCAAAGTCAAGACAGTCCTTCTTCACAGAGCACACGCTACATACACGCTTTAACTCTGGTGGATAAGCCTCACCCTTCTCAATGAAGAAGCTATCTGTATCTGTTCCCTTGCAATTGGCTTTATCAAACCAAAGTAAATCTTCCCTATCAATCTGCGCAACATAGAGTTTGCTTTCTTCCAAGGTGGCTACATGCCTTTCAGTTCGTTGGTTAGGGAGGACCAAGTGGTTAGGTGTTTCTTATCTACTTTATAGAACGTCTCCGTTATCTTGCGATACGGGTCTTGCGTTGTGTGCTTGAACCAGTGCTCTTTGGTGTTGGAGTGAACAACTAACATATTGCCACTCTTTTGGCTGACCATAACGTATGCGTAAGGTTTTATCTCTTTGGCTTCGTAACCTGAGTAGGTATCTACATAAAGATTAGATTGCCAGAATACAGATGGGTCCTCTGAGAAACCTAAGTTACGCGACTTAACCTCTAGAACTAAACCGTTATCTAGAATGATGTCTTTCTCTTCTTTTGTTAGGCGCCTGATATCAGCGTCCGAGGTGACAAGTTCTAGCTCAGGGACGGTACAACCGATACCCTCATCACGAAGACGCTGCGCAACTAGTTCATTGAAGGTATGACCCTCTGTCATAGCTGCGTGGTAATCAAACTCTACGAGGCCCACAACTCTTCCTCCAGACGTAACGCTGCCTCAACGGTAGCAGGGTCTGGCTTTGGCTTTGGCTTCTTTATATTTTTGATTTGCTCGTTATGCCAGGCGTCTTTGTAATCTTTAGACCTTGGTTCCCACTTCTTTTCTAGGTGTTCATGGAACTGAGACTTTTGTTTCTTATGCTCCTTGGCGTACTTGTCATCCATTTTATTCCTCATCCCTTCTCCAGTGGATAAATGACTTTATGTAAACTGCGGCGTAAGCAATAGCGGAAAAGATAAAGCCGTATTGCTCTGTTATCAATGCGTAGGTAATCCACAGTACTTCATTGGCGCAGAGTATTAACCAACCCCAAATAGTCTTGCGGCCTACGAAGTAGATGCCTGCTACTCCGATTACTGCTAATACCCAGGACCACATTACTTGAAGTCCTTCTTAGTCCAAACCTCAACGTAGAAGTACCAGTGCACTAACTCAAGGCAGATACTCTTATCGTAATTGCAGTAAAAGAGACCGAAGCCCCAACTATCCCACTTGCCCCATCCGAACTTGAGTTTCATTGCTCTCCTTTGATTTGTGATTTTTAAAATGTTCTGCGGCTTGGTCTTCGCGGTATGTGCCGTCACATAGCACGCAGTTCTTTAATATCTTAACTACTTGCAACTGTTAATCCTTTTCTCGGTAATGGCGAAGTATCTCAATGTCATATTTAGCATTGGATTTAGCTTCATTAATCATGTCGTCAACAATGGATTTACGGATTGCTGTGTAAATCTCTTCGGGGAAGTCTACGTCAACCAACTTCGTCCAGGGCTTGCGTAAGGTGTATTTTCCAAGTTTCATGCCTCGGAGCCTACTACATACTCCTACGGATTTGGTCCATCTTGTATTGAGACCCTGGGTCCTTCTGAATCTTGCCCCAGTTCTTTCTTATCATCTTGACCTGCTTCTTATCTGCTGCAGGCCAGTTGAACGATTCGCCATTTTCAGGGGTAACTATGGAGATGCGTCCTGGTTCATCGGGGATGGTCTTACCGTTACGGGTAGCCATGCCAGATGGTGTTTTCACAACTCTAAACGCACTGCCGTTGTGTTTACCAAACTGGATGTAGGAGAGTTTATCTTGGGCGCTCAACTTTAACCTTCTTTACCTTCTTACGGTTGTACACCTTCTTTGAGGGTACGGCGCCTGCAGCGTTAGAGCGACGAAGCTCTTGAATACGCTGGACTTTGGATAAGTTGTCTTGAGCAGCCATTACTTCCTCTTAAACAACCCAGCAAACTGAGATAGCGACAAGTTGCGCTTCCCGTGCTCTTGGCTCATTTCGTTGAATGCACGTTCATGCGAACACGCAGCGCAAGATAGGTAACCCTCTTCGTGATGATTAGGGTGGTCTGCCGCCATCTTGCTATGGTAGTAGTCACTGTGATGGTCGTATTCAAAGTTAGGAGCCTCTGGGTTATAGTGGTTAGGCTCAGGCCACTTTGTCTTCTTCCTCATAGGCTAATAGTAAGGCTACTGCCTTGTCGTTACTGGATAAAAAAATATTAGATGCCTCTGTGGTATGCACTGTTGGTAATTGGGTCACGCCCTGCTCTTGCTTCAATATAGGGGTTTAATACAGATGCCACATGATTCTTTACCACAAAGCCAATATTGCTAGAGCGTGCACCAGGGAAGTCAACATTTGATGCATCAGAGTGTGCATTAGGGCCAATCGGCTCTACCTCGTAGATATTGCCATGGTGTGGGTGCTTACCCACAGAGTCAAAGCCCAGTCCAGATTGAATTCTGTCCTGTGTATGAGCTTCCGCATGTTGCAGGTTAGGTGTTGCAAAGGCTGCTCCACCTGCAGTTCTTGGCTTTATGAGGTCACCAGGCTTCAAAGTCTCAATAGTCCCGTGGAATAGGGCGCTAGAGAGGTTATTCTGGCTCATAGGCCAATATTACGGCTACTGCCTCACCTTGTAACCCTCAACCACGCCTGAGCCCTGGGGGTTCCTAGCGGAAAACACGCTTAACTGTGGGGGGTCTTTTGTACCAAAAGATTTTTATTTAACGATTACATTCACTACTTGTTTCTTAAAGAAGTATTTATTGTTCTATCTACGCACTAATAATTAAAATAACTATTGTTTGATAGCGGTTTTGATAGCGTGATGAAATAACTATTGGCTAC